TAGATTACTTGATCTGCAGTTATTTTGTAAATTTGCATATTTCCTAAAGAGCTGCTTACTTCAGCACCCCCAGTTAATACGCATAAATAATGTTCATCTATGGACACAGAAAAATCAAACGTTTTTACAAATGAGGAATCTAAATTACTTGTTAAACATTCAAATCCACCTGTTGCAATTCCAAGCCCTGTTAAGATCTGACCAACGTTTTCTTCAGTTCTAACTAACCTTATAAATTTAGTTACAAGTGGAGCTATAACCTGCCGTCTAAAAGATTTAGGAGTTGATTCAACATAAAAAGAAGATCCAAGGTTTTGCCATACATTGCCGTCATTAGAAACTTGAATACGTAACAAAGCTCTTTGTGAACCTGTGTATGCAGTGCCGTTAGTGTTAGCTATTCTTATATTGTTAACTTGCACAAAAAACGTATCGTTAAATAAATTACCCCCACCGCTTTCATCGTATTGTGCAACAACAAAATCGGGTTCGCCTACCGTCCCTAAATTTCCTACTTGCGTAGTAATCATAGACGTAGCAGGATTAAAGTCGTTTAAATTATCTACCGTACCTTGACCAACTACACTTGAGGTTGGATCTGCAGTATTGTTAACAAGGATAGTTGGTGCAGTTGCAACGTATTGTGTACCTGCGCGTCTTTTTAAACCGCCTTGAGTAACAATTAATACGTTGTCTGCATTTTCAACACCTTGATAATATTGATCAAGGTCAGTACGGCCTTTTACAAGCGGAGATAACTCACCACTTACAAAACTAGTTTGCGTAAATGTGGTTTTAGGCATCTTAGTACCTTACTTGAACAAAGGGCTGATCTACTAGTGGCTGAACAGGATACTGTTGTGAATCAGTAAACCGAGCCATTCTGGATGCATTAGAGTATTGTTCTGCCATTAATTCCATTGATACTGCGCTATCCCGTATTGATGGCGCAAAATCCATTGCCAAACGATATTGAATCATTTGTTGAAAATATACAGGCCATAATGCTTCTGGTGCATTGTGGATGTAATCGACATATACAATACCGCTTGTATTGGTGTACATCATATTACCGTACAATGCATATCTTGCATTTGGATTAACATTAATTAAGAATAATAAATCGGCAGGAAGCAGATACATTGTGTCCCACGTTGTACCTACAGGCGATGCTACTTGCTTAGATGCAGTTGCAATTTTTCTTGCAAAACCCCACCTAAATTTTGTCATTTCGTTTTGTACAATATTGTCATACAAGGCATTAGCAACAGTTTGTGCGCGAGTATTGCCAGACAAATCGGTAATTGGTAAATCACCAATTAAAACTAATGCGTTAGATATTAATTGGATTTTATTTGCCATGATATACCTTTAGCTTAGTAAGCTTTTTTTTGCAGTTTTCTTAGATTTTACAAAGGCTTTATTTGTAGGTGCGCCTTTAGCACCTTTCTTTCTCATTGTTTCACCGCTTCCGGCTTTTATTCTAGCTCTTTTTCTATGGATATTAGCGTACAAACCATTTTTCATAATAGCCTCAAATAAAAAAGGGGGGCGAACCCCCCTTAAATCTTACGCTGTTACAGCATTACCAGTTGCAGTACTAATTGCACTAGAAGAATGCGCGTCTACATATGTGACATAGACAGTTGGAGTAGCAGTATCTACGACCCAAATACAGTCGCCTTTAGCCATTTCGGTAATAGCAGGCTTAAAATAATCAGCCGCGTTTACACTTGCATAGGCATCAGTAGATGAATGCATCCAGACGGTATTTCCAAAACCCGAACCGCCAATACGAGATAAGTTTTTTCTTTCAAAAGCCACGATAATTCTCCTTATACGTTGTCTTTGTATTGAACTTTAACAACACCTTCAGCATCACGCACAGCCGCGCCTGCTTTAAGCATTCCATTACACAACCAAGAAGTACGCTCGGCAATCCAATCAACAGAAGTTTTAATGTCAATACCGATTGCAAGTCCAACAGCTTCACGCTGATAGAAATACGAGTCTACTACGTTTGCGGCTACAGAAAGTCCACCCTCGCGACCAGTGCGGTTTTCCAAAGTAATAAACTGGAATCCACATAGAGAGTTAATGTCACCGTTTACAAGTGCTTTAACATTCTGGTAATCAAAGTTAGTTGCTTTCTCGTCGTTTAACAAACCTTTAAGTCCATCAGCGTTAATAACAGCAAATAGATCACGATTGTCTACGCCTTTACCACGCAAATTAGTTTGCGCTTCGATACATTTAGCAATAGTAAGACCAGTACCACCGTCAGCAACGGTTGATCCAACAGCTACTGCATCTAGCTCGTCAATGATTAGCTGATCGCTTCTACGGCCAAGTGCGCCTGCAATTGTGCTTGCAAGTTCATTTCGCTCGTCAAAGTTTACATCGGCTTGATCAAATACGTCTGTGTATTCTGGAGCATTCCAGTTTTGCAGAGTAGCGACTTTGAATTGGTGATTGATATCCATAGGAGTTACTAGATCAGAAGTAGACTTCTGGTTAGCTAGGCCACGACCCATTAGACGGAATTTGTAGGTTTCACCTACTACATTGTTGCGTAGCGTAACAGAAGGCTTAAGTAGCCCTTTGTTGGCATATGCGTGTTTTACCATAGAGTCAAACTCAATGACTGCTACGGACGATAGAAACTTACTCATAAGAATTTCCTCGAAAAAGAGTAATAAATTAAAATAGTTTTTTCAAGGTTGGAACTGAGTACCCAGTAAAAATGGTCAGTCAATCAACCTAAATTTACTGGGCTATAGATATAGGTATCCAGTATTTGGATTATACCTTTTTACAGAAGATTTTACAATTAGGCACGATTTTCAAACGTAGCCATCATTTTTTTTAGTTTTTGTTCATGTGCTTGGCTTGTAATTCTTAGCAATTGGCCCGTATCATCTTTCCTAAACATCTCAACTTCTACGTCTGCCCACGTTAATCCTTCTGGATGTACACCGCCATCAATTGGAAGTTTTGCTTCAGTAGTTGCATTAACCATCATTTCAATTAGTTCAATTGCATCGGCAGTAGTAACTAACCCTTGTGCAATTTCATAATCTTCAGGGCTTAAATTATTTTTCATATAACCTTCGACGTTTTTTATACGCTCTTGCGCTCTTTCGCCTAGCTTATTAATCTCTACTTTTTGATCGTATTCTTCTTGAACTTCGTTTTGAGTTGATAACAATTCCCAAGCTTCACCAAACGCATCAGCACTCATATTAGTTTTTGTAGCAAAAGATTCTAGCTCTTGATATAAAGCATCGGATGATTCAATTCCTTCGGGAGGAGTATAACCATCTTTTGGAGATCCTTTAAACCCACCAAATTTCTTTTCTAATTCAGCGTACCCTTTAGCTTGGTCTGATACACTTTTATATCTATCGTTTAACCAATCAGGCTTTTCACCAACACCCTTAATTCCTTCGCTTAAATAATATTGCCCTTGCTCTAATACTGGTTCAGCACTATCTAACAGAGTATCGCGTACTGGTTCTACAGCATCGGTCTGTTGAAGTTCTTCTGACATAATATATTCCTATAATATTTCCGCTTGTTTCATTTGATTTATGATAAATTTAATTACGCCTGCTTCTCCATTATGATACGCAGATTCATAATTAACATTACCTGATCCAAAAGAAGTATCGTTTTCATAGATAAATCTTTTAGTTAGATCGGAAAGAATACGCTGACCATCATCAGATGTAAAGGCTCTACTATAGGCTTTAGCTAAACTAGCTTGGTTTTCTCTATGTTTGTCAGACTGCATTTTTGCATGTGCAGGATCAAGAGTATTATCAATGTTATTCCAACTCATTGTAGTTGCGTCGGCTGAGATACTGGGTCAATTCCTTGCATAGCCGCGTTAGCGGCGGCTTCTAGTGCGGCGGCCTTTTCTGTTGGGCTACGAACTAACTCTTCAGGCATACCAGTTTTACCTGCTACCCATGTACCAAAATCTTCTAATTTGAATGCTAGTTTAGATTGATCTGGGCCTGCATTTTGCAACACGAATTGAACCGCTTGTTGAACATTA